CCTTGGCAAGCCGCAACGTGATGGCCTTTTGGCTATGGTTTGCGAGGATTTCCCGATTGAACGTGCAGTATCAAAACCCATTGGCGGCGGTCGGCCTTCAATTATTCACACATGGGCGGTTGATTAGCGCTTGCAACACGATTTGATTGCGTATAGCGTCGCAAGTGTTGGAGAAGAAAGGAAAGCTAATGATTAGCAATACTGACGCCCTTTGTGCGGGGTGGCTTGAGGCCAAACGCGCAGAAAACAAAGCCCGCGACAAGCGCATTGAAATTGAGGCGCAACTTGCAGAGGCTTTTGAAGTGCCAACTGAAGGCACAAAAACCCAAGGCACCGAAAACTACAAAGTGACAGTCGGCCAGCCGATCACGCGGAAACTTGATGTTGACGCTTGGGATAAGGTCAAAGGCAAAGTGCCTATGTCGCTGCATCCTGTAAAGGTATCGGTGACGGCTGACGCGGCTGGGTGCAAGTATCTGGCACAAGAACGCCCTGACGTGTGGAAGGCCATTGCGCCTGCATTCACGGCCACGCCGGGCAAGGTTTCAATCAAAGTAGAGGAAAAATAGGATGGCAATTGATCTAACACAACTAAGCCGACCAACGGCGGGGCGTCCAATGATTTGCACGCTCTTTAGCGAGGGCGGTATGGGCAAAACGACATTGGCGGCAATGTTTCCCAAGCCTGTATTTATTCGGGCAGAGGATGGCACGGCAAGCCTTGATGGGCATCCCGACGCAATGCTGTTTCCCGTGGCGAAATCAACGGCTGATATCTTTGAGGCTATTGAGGCGCTGGCAACGGGCGAACATGACCGCAAGACTGTGGTTTTGGATAGCATCACGCAATTCGAAAAGCTGGCGGTGAAGGAAATTATCGACAGCGAGCCAAACCCGAAATGCAAGAACATGGCGGCAGCACATGGAGGCTATGGCAAGGCCTTCGGGATGCTAGATGCCAAGCATCAGGAACTTCGGGAGGCCTGCGATTATCTGGCGACCGATTGCGGGATGAACGTGGTTTTTATTGCCCACGCCACGACTGAAGAACTGGAATTGCCAGACGTTGATAAATACAGCCGGTACACAATCCAGTTGCACAAGAACCGGCAATATGATTGCGTTCACCATTACAGCAATAACGCGGATATGGTGGCGTTTGTCAGGCTTGTGACCAACTTGCGCGGTGCTGAAGGTGGCAAAAAACGCGCTCTTAGCAGCGGCGAACGTGAGATAATTTGCTTTCCTGTGGCAAGCAATATCAGCAAGAACCGATACAACATCACGGCCCCGATCCAGTTTGATCTTGGCGGTGACTTCCCCTTTGAAAAATATGTAGCGCAGTAGAAAAGGACAACGCACATGGACATGAATGGATTTGACGCGAACAATGTAGACCCGGCACAAAGCCGGGAACCAATTCCGGCGGGATGGTACAAGGCCGTTATTACGGAAAGCGAGGAAAAACCGACAAAGGCGCAAACGGGCAGCTATCTGCAAATGACCGTCGAGGTCATTGATGGCGATCAGGCAGGCCGCAAGGCGTTTGAGCGACTGAACCTGAACAATCCCAACGCAACGGCGGTTGAGATTGCGCAGCGCACATTGTCAAGCATCTGCCGCGCTGTCGGCGTTATGACGCCGCGCCAGTCTGCGGACTTGCACGACAAGCCTTTCATGGTGAAGATCAAGGTCAAGCCAGCAAGGGACGGGTATGACGCGAGCAATGAAATTGCAGAATATGCCGAAGTAGGCAAGGCGTCAGCACCGTCAGCAAGTGCATCGGCAGGAGGTTCAACGCCGCCTTGGAAGCGTTGATTTAGACCTAAGCCCCTGCGGGGGCTTAGTGCTGGATGAATGGAGAGAAATGATGAACCTAGACCCATTTAACACGCCGCCGACGGTGCAGGCGATATATGACTGGTACAAAGACCAGCGCAAGGACGCGCACCGTCCGCACCTTGGCGGGTCGCAGATCGGCAATGAATGCAGCCGCGCTTTGTGGTATCAATTCCGGCACATGGACCGCGCGACATTTGACGGGCGGATGCTGCGGCTGTTTCAAACGGGCGACCGCGAGGAAGAGCGCATTGTTGCGAACCTGCGGGCTATTGGCGTGACCGTTTGGGATACTGACCCCGACACGGGCAAGCAGATCCGATTTACTGCGCACGATGGTCATTTTGCCTTATCGCTGGATGGCGTGGGGCAGGGCTTTAAGGAAAGCAGCCAGCCGCATACCTTGGAATTCAAAACCATGTCGGACAAGAATTTCAAGGCAATGGAAAGCAAGGGGTGCGAGGCGTCAAAGCCTGTTTACTATGCGCAATGCCAGATCGGGATGCACCTTGCGGAGTTGGATCGGTGCGCGTTTATCTGCGTCAACAAAAACACGGACGCGATTTATATGGAGCGGATCAAATACGATCCGGCGATGGCGTTGCAGTTGCTTGCCAAGGCGGGCGAGGTAATTTTTGCAGACAAGCCCCCGGCAAAGTTGCGCAATGATCCGTCATACTTTCAATGCAAGTTTTGCGACTACAATCAGATTTGCCACATGGAAAAGCCGCCGGAAGTGAATTGCCGGACGTGCGCCCATGCATCGCCAGAACGCGGCGGGAATGGCCTGTGGTCCTGCGCCAATGGCCAGGCATTCGGAACGGTATGCGATCAACACCTATTCAATCCGCACGCTATGCCGTGGGAAGTCCATGACGCTACGCCGGACTGGGTGGAATATGTCACCAAGGATGGCGAGATCATCCGCAATGAAAACAACAGCCAAGAGATTGCAGATCAGTGGGTGCCGTTTTGAAACTGCGCGTATTGGATTTGTTCAGCGGCATTGGCGGGTTTAGCCTTGGCCTTGAGCGTGCGGGCGGATTTGAAACCGTCGCATTTTGCGAAATCGAGCCATTTCCGCGTAAGGTATTGGCGAAACATTGGCCGGAGGTGCCTTGCTATGAAGACGTTACCAAACTCACAGGCGACATTCTGGCAAGAGACGGAATTGCCGTTGATGTCATCACGGGCGGCTTCCCATGCCAAGACATTAGCGTCGCAGGAAAGCAAGCCGGGATCAGTGACGGAACTCGCAGCGGATTGTGGTCCGAAATCGTCAGACTTATTGGCGAGTTATCACCCCGCTACGTCATCGTGGAGAACGTCGCAAACCTGCTTAGTGGCCCTGGCGACAAACGAGGGGGATGGTTTGGCCGAATACTCGCAGACTTGGCCGAGTGCGGGTATGATGCGGAATGGGAAAACATACCAGCGGCAGCCGTGGGCGCTCCCCATCGTCGCGAACGTGTCTGGATCGTCGCCTACCCCAACGAAAAGCGACGCAAAGGGCGCACCCAGAAACAGGTTTTTCAACTCGCCGGCAAGTCACGGGAACTTGTGCGAAAGCACGTCAACGGAAAAGTTGAACGCGGAAACAAACAAAAGCGTTTCGTTGGATCGTTGGGTGAAGTTCTGGCCGACACCGCGCAGTTGCAGCGCGATGGCAGCGGAGAACATCGGCAACCGGGTGAACGACAGGTTTCCCAATCTGGAAAGCGTGGTTGCGCGGACAATGTGGCCGACGCCAACAACCAGAGACTACAAGGGCGGCAGGAAGCCGGAAACCCTCAAGGCATCAGGCCGTGGGGCATCCAACTCACTCAACGATGCGCTAACCTGTCAAGGGCAGCATGGGAGCCTGAACCCGCCGTGGGTAGAGTGGCTAATGGGGTTCCCTCAAGGGTGGACCGACTTAAAGGATTAGGTAACGCAGTCGTGCCGCAAATCCCAGAATTGATAGGCCGCGCCATTATGGAAGCGGAGGGCAAAACATGAAACTCACTCTTAGACCATACCAGGCCGAGGCCATTGATGCGCTTTATGCGTATTGGGCAGACAAGCGCGGCAATGATCCTTTAATCGTGGCCCCAACGGGCGCGGGCAAAAGCCTGATCCTTGCCAAGTTGATCGAGGACGCGCTAGGCTACACCGGCACGCGCATTTTGATGCTGACCCACGTTAAAGAATTAATCCTGCAAAATGCCGAGGAACTTGTGAACATGTTGCCCGGCGTTGACCTTGGCTTTTACAGCGCAAGCATTGGGCAAAAGCGGCTGGACAAACAGGTGACGTTTGCGGGCATCCAGTCGATTTGGGAGAAAGCGCCGGACATGATCCCGCCGCCTGATTTGGTAATTATTGATGAGGCGCATTTGGTGCCGCAAAACACGACAACGCGCTACGGTAGGTTTATTGATGAATTGCGCCAATGCAATCCGGCAGTCAAAATCGTTGGACTAACCGCCACGCCATACCGCCTTGACAGCGGTTATCTGCACAAGGGCGAAGGCGCTATCTTTGATGGCATTGCTTATGACATCCCCGTTGGAATGCTGATGGATCAAGGCCACCTAGCGCCAATCATCAGCAAAGGGGCAAAGGCCAAGATTGATCTAACCAACGTGGGCAAGCGGGGCGGTGAGTTCATCGAAAGCCAACTCGCAATGGCGGCAAGCGATCCAGAACTTGTGCGGGCCACGGTTGAGGAAATTGTGAAGTTTGGAGAAGATCGAAAGTCATGGCTGGTCTTTGCGTCTGGCGTTGGCCACGCCGAAATGATCCGCGATCAAATGGCGGTTCATGACATTGATGCTGATGTTGTAACGGGGGCTGATAACAAGACCGACCGCGCGCGCAAGATTTCGGACTTCAAAGCGTTTCGCAAGCGGTGCTTGATCAACATCGGCGTGTTGACTGCGGGTTTCAATCATCCAGCGACTGACCTTGTGGCGATGGTTCGGGCAACGGCCAGCCCCGGCCTTTATGTTCAAATGGCGGGTCGAGGGACACGCAATGCGCAAGGCAAAACAGACTGCCTGCTTTTGGACTTTGGCGGCAACGTTGAACGGCACGGGTTTATTGATGCCGTGCGGGTGAAAGACAAGACGCAATCGAGTGGTGATGGCGTTGCGCCAACAAAGGAATGCCCCGAATGTCAGGAGATGGTTGCGGCGGGTGCAAGGTATTGTCCAAGGTGCAGCTACAAGTTTCCAGACCCGCAACTAAACCACGGGACCAACGCTTATGGCGGTGCGGTTCTATCCAGCCAGGTCGTTGCCGAATGGGTTGACGTTGATGATGTGGCCTATACACGGCATAAAAAACAGGGCAAGCCAGACAGCATCAAAGTCAGCTATATGTGCGGCATGAAGACGATTAACGAATGGTTATGCCCAGATCATGGCGGCTACGCTGCAAGCCGCTACACTGCGCGCAGGGCGGCACTAGGGGCTGAAGCTGACGGTACAGACGCGGCGCTTGTGGAGGCGCTTGTAAGCTGGACAATTCCGACGCGCATCAAGATAAAGCCAAGGGCAGACGATCCGCGCTTTGATGAGATTGTGCAGCTTGATTATAGCGAGGGCAGAAAGCCAAAACCGCCGGGTGAAGACATCTCATGGGAAGGAGATTTGCCAAATGCCTACGACTTCGACGACATCCCGTTCTGAAAGTGACGAGCAAATCGGCTTTGTGAATTGGTTTGAGGGTGCTTTTACGGGGGTGCGGATATTTCACATTCCAAATGGCGGTCATAGGGCGATAAGTGTTGCCAAGAAGCTAAAGGCTGAAGGCGTCAAAGCTGGCGTGCCTGATCTTTATGTGCCTGCTTGGAAGTTGTGGATCGAGATGAAGCGCACAAAAGGCGGTCGGCTATCTGCGGAGCAAAAGGAATGGATTGCATACCTAACGGGATTAGGCGACAGCGTTATTGTCGGCAACGGCGCAACGGATGCTAGTCGGCAGGTGCTGGCGTTTTTGAAAGTACGGCGCGAATGACGTATTGTGTGATTGACAGGCCGGATAATTTTGCAGCTTGTGCGATGGCTGATTGCTGATCTTCCGTGACGCGGCAATGAATAACTTTATCTTTTTTCATGGCATGTTTCCTTTGGGTTTTGTGCTGTGCAACACTAGGGCGGATTGTGATGGAAATCAAGGCTGGCGTGATCGTGTTCGCATCATCTGACTGTAGGGACGGCATTGCAGATGCGCGGGCGTACCTTGCAGAAATGAAGCTGAAGCCGGATCAAGTCAGGCTGTACCGCCATGATGGGCAGGTGCTGATTCAGACGTTAAAGCCGGTTGCGCTAAAAAAACCAAACTAGCCACTTTTCCCCCTTGACCGATGCCTGCCCCCACGATACACCAGAGACAAGGAAACGCAAATAAGGAAACCAAGTTATGACACGCACAGTATACCGCGACAAAGCAATGCAACGCGCAGAGGCAGAGGGCCACCGTTTGGCTTGTGAGGATTTGGCCAAAACGCCGCGTCACATGCTTGGCACTGGCAACCCAAACCATCCAGATAATGACCCAAAGCCAACGCTTTTTGGCTATGACGTCAGCGAGTTTATGGCAAGGCAGCATAAGTGACCGCCACCCTAGCAGCAGAACTAGACAGGCTTGGCGTTCGCGCCCTGCCAGTCGCGCCACCCAAGCGAGTGCATTTGCCAGCTTGGAAACCGAAACACAAGGGGCAGGAGCCGCCTTGGTAGGAGAATGATATGAGTGATGCACCTGAAACGATGTGGGTTTTCCCCCGAAAAGATTGGTTTGACGCGGGGGCAAGCACACACAAGATTTTGATAAGCGGTGCGCGAGACACTGAATACCGCCGCGCCGACCTCCCCGCCACCGATG